ACGCTTGCCTGCCTGTTCCATTTCCCGCTTGGCATCACGCAGAACCTTGTCCGCCGCTTTTCTGGATTTCTTGGCAATATCATAGTTGCGGACATGTCGCTGGTGACAGAATTGACACTCTTCGTGTTGCCGCCATTCCTCTCAAGTTTTTCACCCACGTTTTTGACCGCCGTTTTATCGCGACCAGGTTCGACGTCGAAGACACGGCGCCTTACTGGGTCGACGGCGACGGTGACGTATTTGTGCCCACGACGAAAGGATGTCTCATCCATGGCGATGGAGCAGATATCGGAAAGATCCATACGATTTACCGCGTCATGCACCCAATACGTATGGATAGCGGCGAGCGACTTTTCGTCACAGCGAAGCAGACGGGAGGCTCTGGCACGAGGAACGTCTTACAGGAGTAGCATGGCGTAGCCTTCGAACAGCAGGGGAAAGCGACTGTGCTTGCGCTCAAACGGCGCGCTCATCTGCACGGTACCGCATTTGTCGCAGAGAACACGGGGGCGCTTGCAGTGGACGCGCCTATGATATACCATGGATCCTCTAGACGCAGTGATCCTGCGAGCATCTTGTCAAAATTCTCGACCATTTGTCATCACACTAGACGATTATACCATCTTCCACTACTTCGGGAGTAGAGCCCATATTTTTTGCCTGCTCGAAAAGTGGCAGCCCCGTAAGTCCGAACGCCTGCCCGATGTTGTCCTTGATGTTCGACAGCACGCCCTCGAACGTCTCCGACTGCTTTTTCATCATCTCTGGGAAACGCTCGTTCATGCCGTCCATCAGCGCGCGTATGGCGATGTCGGCGTCAATCCCCATCTCACCGATATTGGCAAGTTCGTCCTTTGTCAGCCCCAAATTCTTTGCGAGGATGTCCTTTACGGGCACGCCCAGCTGTGCCAGCTGCATCACATCATTGCCCATGAGCTTGCCCGTTGTGCGGATCTGACCGAAGACAAAGGCGAGCTGACCAAAGCCCGTTTCCCCCTTGCCAAGCCCCGACGCCGCATTGCCGAGCGCGGTGAGCGTCGGGATGATCTCCTGTGCGTCATATCCAAATGCGATGAGCTGCTGTGCTGCGTTGCGGATGCCGGGCATCTCAAACGGTGTTTCCGCAGCGAACTTTTGCAAATCTCTGATCATGGCAGTTGCTTGTTCCCCGGAGCCAAGCATGGAGGTGAATGCGACATGTGTCTGTTCCAGCTCGGCGTTGTAGTCGATGAAGGCGTGCTTTGCCGCACCGAGCGCTTCCGCAACACCGCCGATGCCGACGGCGGCGATGAGGGCGGTCCTTGCAATGCCACCCAACTGCGAGACAGCTTCCTCCGCACCGTTCAACGTGAGATCGAGCGTTGGATTTGGCAGATTGTTCAGCTGATTGCGTATGCTCTGTATGATGCTGCTTGCTTGGTCACGCGCCCGTATGATGACCGATATAATCGGGTTTGCCACTTCATCTCACCTCACTTAAAAGTACCGTCTCAAGCGTCTGTATCTTATGCAGCATGGCGATGTCAAAATCTATGCCCAGCACATCAGCCACCTGCCGCGCTGCGCCGTAATCCATGCCGACTATGCCCGCGAATGACGTGCGCACCTGTGTCTGTATGTGCCGCCACAGATACCACGCATCTATGTTCTCGTCCATCAGTGCGGGCGGCTCGTGTACGCACCCTTCGCAGGGCGGCGCAGCCCCCTCCTGCGCGTATGCCTCGCGGCAGGATGCGCAGTACGCGGGACTCTCCGACATCTCCCACCGATAGACGGCCTCTAGTTTTTTACTTCGCGCTCGCGTCCGTACGTCTCGGCATAGGTATCCGTTGCGATGCGGAGCGCCTCGTTATAGGGCATGTCATCGGGAATCTGCCCTGCGTAGATGTTGTCGAGGATCCAGTCTGCCATGCCCGTTGTTACGGCAGCGCTGTCGTCCTCCTTTGCAAGAGCAGGATCCAGTCCCGCCTTGCGCAGTTCGCGCATTTCCTTCACCGAGAGAGAGCGGATCGTGATTTTGCTTGTCGTTTCATTTGTCATAATATTTTCTCCTAAACTCTTATTGCAACAATACGTAATATAGCGTATAATAATCTCAAAGGGAGGTACTGTCATGCCGATGACGCCAAAAGAAATGGTTCGTCTTCTGAAGAAGAACGGATTTATCTATATCAAAAGCAACAACGGTTCTCATCAGAAGTATCATCATCCAGGGCGAAACATCACGCTGAGCGTCCCGATGCACGCGAAAGAACTCAAAAAAGGCATTGAGCGGCAACTTCTAAAGGAAGCAGGGCTGAAGCCCTCTCAGAACGGAGGAAAGTCATGAAGCACATATATTTCTACCCCGCTGTTTTCCAGACGGAGGAAACAGGCTATTCCGTCTTTATCCCCGACATCGACGGCTGCATGACGCAGGGGGAGACGATGGAAGACGCCCTTACGATGGCGCAGGACGCAATCGGGCTGATGCTCGAAGACGTTTCTCCCGCCGATTACCCCGCCCCTTCGCTCCCGCAAGATTTGCCGCTTGAGCGTGACCAGTTCGCCGTTATGGTGCCGTTTGACAAGCTCGCATACGACCGCATGTATAACGCAAAATCCGTGAAGAAAACGCTCTCGCTTCCCAAGTGGCTGGACACGCTCGCTGTGCAGCACAACATCAACTTCTCGAACCTCCTGCAAAACGCCCTTATGCGCGAACTCGGCGTAAACAAGGCATAAGACAAAAGCGCCCTGCGCCCGCAAGGTGCTTTTTCTTTTGCCTCAGTATGCTTCCTGCTGATTCTTCAGCGTCACCGTGACAATGCTCGCCCCGTCTGCCGAGAATGCACGCCACTTCACATCGATAACCACGCCGGCGGGTCCGCTGATCTGTGCATCGAACGGCTCGAACTGGACGCTCGGCAGGGCAAAGACAAGCGACGTGTTGGCGTCGAGCTTGAAGCCAATCTCCATAGAGGCGGCGGCACCTGTGTCCGCCTTGTCCATCCACTCGGTCGAGACGAACAGCGCCTTGAGAGAGCCGGATACCTTCATCAGCCCTTCGGGGATGTCCCCGCGCAGACCGCCGCCGCCGACAACGTACTGATCGCCGTCGAGGTTCGCATTGATCTCAAGCGAGCCTTCTTTGACGATGCGGCTTTCCGTGCCGTCGATCTTAACGTAGGCATGGTTCTGTGCGATGCGCAGCAGCTTCGCCGCCTTTGCCGCACTGTCATACGCTGCAGAGTCCTGCTCGCGCGAGGCGCCCATGACACCGAACTTGAACGTCATCTCGTTGTCCTGCCCAAAATCGGCAGAGAACGTATTGATCTTGACGCCCTTGTAGCGGACGTATTTGCCGAGGTCAGGGAAAGCCTTCTCCACAACGATGGAGGGCTGTGTGTCCTTGACCGTAAAGACGTGCGTCTTATTCGGCGCGGTGCCCGTGGTCTTGGGATCGCCGAACAGCGCCTTGAGCATGTAGCCCGATGCGCTATAGTCTGCCGGCATCTCGATATCGCCGTCGACGCTCACGCGGCCAAGTGCCGGCTGCGTGTCGTTGCGCGTGTTCGTGATCGTGTCCGATTCGATGAGCGTCTGCGCCTTAGAGAGCTCATTGCTGTTCATCGGCAGAGAGATGCCCTTCTTCGTCGTGGGGCTCACGCCAAAGGCCGACTCAAAGTCAATGGTCATCGCGGATTTATAGCCGCGTGCCTGTTGTGTTGCCATATACTGCCTCCTTATGTTTCCTCATAAACGATGATCTCAAGGCTCGTGCGGCTGCCAACGAGAGGGCGCACGCTGTCCCCGTCGCCGCCCGTCTCAACGATGCGTACCCGCATGAGTTGTACACGGTCCGCGATGTATACGGTCTCCTGCTCGTAACGCCGCAGCGCATCCATCAGCGCTCCTTCGAGGCGTGCGATGGCTTCATAGCCCTTTGTCAGGTCTTTGCTGCTCGACTGTACCCACGCATCGACGCTGATCTGCACGCGCATATCCTGCACGAGATCATCACCTGCAGGGCGCTCGCGGTCACGCTGAATAAAGATCAGCCCTTTGCCGTTTTCGTCGGGGCGCACATCGCTCGGCTTGTAGCCGCCGAGGATGACCTGATCGGCGATGTCTGCCGCATGCAGATAGTCGCGCAGGCTCTTCAAAACTTTTAGCCAGAGCATTTCATTACCCCCGATGCAGTCCTACAGAGCCGTAGCTGCTGCTCACCGCTGTCCCCGTGAGTGCTGCGGCGGTCATGGACGCCTCAATGCGTTTCATCTCGTCGCGGTAGAAGCTGTACTTGCCCGCGTAGCTGTCCCGGTCATCACTGCCGCCCCACGGCTGCGCACCCGTGAAGCTCTTGCGCATGCACAGCTCGCGGAACACATAGACCGTAAGGAAGCGCCGCACGTAGTAGGTCGGCTGCACCGCCTCCCATGCGACGCCAAGACCTGCCGCCGCTGCGCACAGGTACTTCTCTACCTCTGCGATAAGGTCGTCCGTCACGGATGTGCCAAGCAGTTCGTCCTTATCCCTCAATTCAGTTGCCTGTAAGAGCATTTCCCACCTCCTGTAGCGCCCGCACCGTGTATCGGTCAAAAATTCGCCGGATCGTATCTTGATTCTTCTCAAATGCATCATAGATAAACGGATCCGGATCCCATCCGGGAAAACGGACTCGCTTGGCGAACAGAAACTTGTTCCCGTCCACCCAGCGCAGTGCCTTCCTCCGTTTTGGAAAGATATCATGCGCCCTTATGCCCTTGTGGATAAAGACGCCATAGGGCGCGATGTTCCCGTCAAGATACACACGCGCCTCCATGCCGCTCCCACCGATTGCGGTCTGCACCGCATCCTTGAGCCGTCCATTCCGCTGCTGGTAGCGGTGATCCATCTTCGCGGTCGTCGCGACCTCGATCGCACTTGCCGTGACAGCAAGACGCAGATTGCTGCGGAATATGTCAATGACGCTCATCGCCCTCGGACGCCGCAGCGCCCTCCTTTTTGCCCTTTGCGGGCTTCTCCGCGACACGTTCCGCCGCGAGTGGCGACACTTCAAATCCCTGCATCACGAGACCTGCGACCTGATGCTCCGTTTCTGCGTACTGCACTTCGTTCAGCCGTATCAGTCTTGTCATCCTGCTCCTCCTTATGCACCCGTGTTGACCCAGACACCCGCGAGCTTGTTGCTCGGAATCCAGAGGTCATGAAACTTGCGGTAATCGAGCTTCCACGCATCTGCCTTCTGGTTCGTGTCCGGCTCGAAAATGCGCACCTTATCCGTCTTGGAGATCGCAATCGGCGCGCGTCGTGCCATGAGGATCCAGTTAATCGCCTTAGCGCCCGTGTCCGCCTTGAATCCTCCTGCCTCCTGTCCCGTGGTCTTGCCATCGGCGAAAATGTACGCCGTCTTCATGCGCGCCGAGGGGACGGAGAGGATCGGGATTTCGTTATAGGTGCGCACCTTCGTGTTCACCGCGCCCGCCTTGAAGTCCGCAACATCAAGATAACGCGTCACATCCTTCGCGCCGTTGAGGATCGTACGCACGGGCGTCGCCATGATAAGAACGAGCGGCTCGTCCTCGCCGATGATGTCCTGCAGCTTCGTGATCTCCTCATCGAGTTTGCCGAGAATGTTGTCCTTCGTCGGCGTGAATGCCGCCGACTCATGCGCTGCGCCCTTCGCGAGAGCCGCAATGCGCGAGTAGCGGTAAGCGTCGACTTCAGGCGCGACCTGCAGGCGCTGAAACTCGCCCATAACGTTCCCCGCCGCCGCAATGAAGTTCGACTCATCGACGTCCATCGAATCGAGATGGAACGTCCTGCCCCTGTCCTGCGTGAGCGTGTAGTCCTTGTAGGCAAGGGTTACCGCACCCTGGTTGAATCCATTGTCACGGTCGTACTTTGCCAGCCCCGTCGTGGAAATGCTCGGCATGCGCACCGTGTCGCCGCCGCTGTACTTCACGTTCGAGGCATTTGCCTCCATCCAGCCGGACGTGCCCGCCGTAAGCATCTGCTTATCCAGCTCCTGCTGAAAAATCTTTGCCATCTCAAGCGTATTGATTGCCATGTGTCTTTACTCCTTTTCGTTATCCCCCAAGCGTAGCGGCGAACTGCTCTGCCATCGTGCCGCCTGCGCCATTATCACCGGATCTGCCGTCGCCGCTGCCGGGCTTCTGCGCGTCCTTGACTGCCCATGCCTTACCGCTCAGCCACTCCGCAGCGCCGTCGGCGATGCTGCCCCGCGTGCCGTCTGCCTTGGTATAACTGTATGTGCCATCCTCAGCGACTTTGATGGAGGGCGCAATGAGTTTTGCAAATTCCTGCGGGGCGACAGCGTTGCTCTTGGTGAGCGCATCGACTGTCTGCGCCATGATGTCTGCCTGTACGCGCTTTTCCTCAGCGGTCTTGCGCGCCGCCTCCGCGTCCTCGTACTTCTTGGCAAGGTCGGCGATCTGCCCCTGCAGCTTCTGAATCTCCGTCTGTGCACCCGCGCCCTTCTTCTGCGCGTCGCCGAGCTGCGTTTCCAGCTCCTTGTGCTTCTCTGCAAGCGCCCCATGCTCCGTCTTGAGCACAGTCAGCGCCTCCTCTGCCTTATTCTTGGCGATGCGTGCATCTGCCGCCTCCTTTCGGACGCCCACAAGCTCGCTTTTGATGGTCTCCACCATCGCCGCGCCGTTTTCCGCAGCCTCCAGTGCCGCGTATACGTCTTTGAGTTCCATGTTCTTGCCTCCTGTGCAAATAGCCGTGCGGGTCTCCATCCCGCGCATCAAAAATGCCCTGCCGCATAGCACGGAGGGCATGAAAAAAGCACCTGCAAGAGAGCAAGTGCTTTCTATCCCGTTTTTATCAGCTCAACATACAATTAAGCCCCGGAGTGAAGAAACCTTCATACAAGCTATACCGAATCAGCCCCGCCAGTCGATTTGTGGACATAACATCTGCTGTGGCAGACAGTTTGTCTATGCGGAACTCCTCTGTTTTTTTGTCCCAGACCAGAACACCGTCACAAGATCGATCACTTTCCACACTATAAGCAATGAACATCTCATCATCGTTCTCTCTGATCGGTTTCGCCCACCCCAGCATTTGAATCACCCTTTCAAGAGCGCTACATAGTTGTATATTCTTTGTGCTTTTTCATGAGCATCAACAGCGGAAAGTCCGCCTTTCATGAAAATAGATTCGATATATTCATGATTCAGTAAGACAATGTCACGCTCTTGAATATTTCGCCCATCAATAAGGCGCTGCCACGACTGTGCCATTTCATAATCCGGAAAGAATCTTTTCCGCCCGTTTTGCAGGTCATGCTCCTCGATGAACACATGGTTCTTTATGACACGAATATCCTGCTCCCGAAAACCGGTGTTAGCGGCAATCCTCGCGCAGTCCGTTGTCATATGCCGCACGGATTCATAATATGTGGTAGCATGGTTGAGCGCTCGCTTACTGTCGGGATTCAGCGCCCCGCTTTGTATTATTATATCACCTCTGCCGCCCGTTGACGAGAGTCTGCTGTCAACTTTTTTCCCGCCGTATCCTCGTGCCTTTGCTGTCCAGCTAACTCCGCCCCGTACATCCTTCTCCCCATGAATCCCGAGGAGCATCTGCCGATGATGCAGACTGACGCTCGCAAGGTACTCCCTGCCGCCCTCCTCGATGCGCTCCGTCGGCGTTTCGTTGTCCATCATCCCACGTATGACAGGCTTCAAGAAGCACATACAGTGCGGATGCGCGGGCAAACGCGGCACCTTGTCTTTTGGGAACACGCCCGCACCCAGCCCGTAGAGATTCGCCTTTGCATACAGATCACAGATATCATAGCGCGGATGCCGCCCCGACAGTTTCCATTGGTACGCCACGCAGTCCTCGTTGTTGTCCCATTTCAGCAAGAAACCGTCCTGATACGCCCGCGCCATCTCCGTCCGTGCAATGCGGTCGGCGAAGTAGCGCGTCCTCTCTTGCGTCGCGGTGTATATTGCCTTGTTCAGCGCCTTCTCGTTCTGCGTCTCGAGCGCCTCGACAAGCTGCGATATATGCGGGTATGTCAAGAAGTTTGTGTAAAAATATTTTTCAGTAGATCGCGTCATATTGCTGCATGAGCTTTTCGATACGCTCATCCATAAGCAACTGATTGCGCACGAGTGCCCAGTTCGGTATTCTGCGCCCACCCCACTTCCCGTAGAGTTCTAGTACGCGTAAATACAGCAGCTTGAATACCGCCTCTTCGTTCGGAAACGCTCCCTTCTTCGTGACCTTGCGAAAACTTGCGTTGACGCTCTCCACCGCATTTGTTGCGTATATGATCTTGCGTACGGCGCTTCCATAGGAGAAGAGCTGCTCGACATGCGCAAAGTTCTTTTCCCAAACAGCGACAGCCCCGGGGTATGCAGCCCATTCTTTGCGGAAGATCTCAAACCGCTCGCGTACCTGTTTGGCATTTACCGCACCATAGATTCCCTTCAGTTCCTTGGTGAACCGTCCCCATTCTTTGCGTGGAATGTACCGTATGGCGTTACGAACCAGATGTACGATGCACCACTGCACCACGACCTGCGGGAAAACGGCGCGTGCCCCTTCCTCCAGACCTGCCACGCCATCCATCGAGAGGAATCCGATCGCCTCCACACCGCGCGCTTTGAGTTCATCGAAAATCTGCATCCATGCCTGCTTGCTTTCCGCCTCGTTGATCCAAAGACCAAGCACATCTCTGCGCCCGTCTGCGTCATAGGCGAAGACGACATGTACCGCCGCTTGTGCCGCGCCCCGCTCCCTGCGCAACGAGACGTAGAGGCAGTCCACAAATCTCAATACAGAGGATTTGCAGGGATTCGCAGCATTCGCCGAGGAACTGCAGGCGGAGGAACGCAGACGCAT